ACTACCGCACAACAATTAGACAACAACATCATACAAGGTGCTTCATTAGGATAATAGAACAAATACAGACATAAAGGTTAATTATATATGGAAAGAGTAATAGAAATGTTTATTGACGAGGACAACGAACTTAGCGGAATTGAAGCTATTTCTGTTGTTGAAAGACCTGCAATAGAGGAAGATTTTATAGCCTTAAAGGAACATAATGGGATAAAACTTTCCCAAATAGATGCTGAAAAGAAACTTTTAATGGGTGCTGCTTTAATACCTAATAAAAAAATATTAAGAATCAACGGAGAAGAAGAATATAACATATTCTTTAGTGAAGATACTGTAAGAAAAGCATCTGAGCTGTTCTTGTCAAGAGGTAAACAAAATAATTCAACATTAGAACATGACGTTAAACTCAATGGGTTATCTGTTGTAGAATCTTGGATTATTGAAGATAAAAAGAAAGACAAATCAAGAAAGTATGGATTTAGTTTACCTGTAGGAACTTGGATGGTTTCTGTAAAAGTAAACAATGATGAAATTTGGAATGACTTTGTAAAAGAAGGAAAAGTAAAAGGATTTTCTATAGAAGGATTCTTTGCTGACAAACTGGATGAAAGACCAAAAGAAAGTGTAGAAGAAGACTTTGATGAAATGGAAGCATTATCTAAATTATATGAGATAGAAGAAGCTTTCTTAGAGTCTCAAGAGATAGAATTAGAATCTTATAATGACTATCCTCAAGCGGCTGTAAACAATGCAAAGAGAGCTTTAAAATGGAAGAAAGAAAATGGTAGTTCTTGCGGAACTCCTGTAGGCTGGAGAAGAGCTTCTATGTTAGCATCAAAATCTAATTTAACAAGGTCAACCATTGCAAGGATGGCTTCATTTAAAAGGCATCAACAAAACAAAGATGTGCCATATTCAGAAGGATGTGGTGGCATTATGTGGGATGCTTGGGGAGGTAGTGCTGGTGTTAATTGGGCAATATCTAAACTAAAGCAAATAGATAAAAAAGAGATGTCTGAAATAGATGACTTTGAATTACAACTACAAGATTCTTTAGAGTGTAATGCTTTAACTCTTGCTGAAGATAAATTTAAGGATTATCCTGATGCTGCTCATAAAAACTCATTAAGAGCATTGAAATATAAAATAGATAATAAGTCACAATGTGGTACTAAGGCTGGATGGCAAGTTTCTCAAATGTTAGCTAAGAAAGAACCTATATCAAGATGTATAATATCTCAAATGGCTTCTTATGTTAGATTTAGAAGAGATAAAGACGTTCCTTATTCTGAAGGTTGTGGTAAATTACTATGGGATGCTTGGGGTGGAGATGCAGGTATAAACTGGGCTTCAAAGAAGCTAAAAGAAATAGACAGAGAAATAAAACCTGTAGATTCTTTAAAGATGGCTTCAATGAAAATAAATGAAGACTATGCAATAATAAATGATAGATTGGCTTATTCTACAAAAGAAAAAGCTATGGAAATGTCAGATGACTTAGGATGTCAAGGTATACACGAGCATGATTATGAAGGAAAGAAATGGTATATGCCTTGTGAAAAACACTCAGTAGAAGCGGGGAAGAATAGTAAAAGTCCTTGTTGGGATGGCTATGAGCAAAAAGGTTATCAAATAATAGATGGTAAAAGAAGACCTAATTGTGTGAAGAAAAAATAATATGAGAAGAAAATACAAAAAAACACCAAGCAGAACAAGTCCTAGTTCTTCAAGAAGAGGTTGTTTATGTAAAGATGGTACCTATTCGGTAAAATGTTGTGATGGTTCTTTACAAGCTCAAGGTATAGGTAACATAAGTAGTCATGCTGTCGTTGGAGATGAATATTATTATAGAGTGCAAAGGTGTGGTCATTCTATGAAAAAAGAAATTCATTTACACGGAACTGAACTTGTGGTAGGTAATGTTTATTATTTACAATTTGAAAATACAGGTCATAGTAATTGTTATACTGTTCTTAATGTTTCTGCAAGTGGAGAACATCATGTAGAATCATCTACTTTGTATGATGACTGCGATGCTTGTATAGCAGCTAACTAAAAATACAACAAAAATAAAAGCTTGAGGTTATCAAGTTATACTATTAATTTAAATCAATAATATATGAAAGCTACCGATATCGTAGACAAATTTAAGAAAATCTTACTATCTGAGACTGAAGAAAAAGTCGAAGAGATAGAAGTACAAGAAGAGGTTAAATTAGCAGAAGACGAAGTTATCGAAGAAGTGAAAGACGAAGTTTCTGAAGAAGACGTAAAAGAAGAGGAAGAAGTTAAAGAAGAGGAAATGTACGCTACTAAAGAAGAACTTTCTAAAGCGATTGCTGAAATGAAAGCTATGTATGACCAATTAATGGAATCAATGAGTAAAGAAAAATCTCCTGAAGTTCCAGAAGAGTTAAAAGAGGAAGTTGAGTTGTCCTCTCAAGAATCAGAAGCCGAGCCTATTGCTCATTCTCCTGAATCTAACGTAGAAAAAAACAATGTTCATTTGTATGGTAATAAAGGACCACAAACAATAATGGATAGAGTACTAAACAAAATTTCATAATAAACCAAAACTAAAATAATAAAAAATGGCTACTACAACTTCAATTACAAGTACTTATGCTGGAGAATTTGCTGGAAAGTATATTTCTGCTGCGTTATTATCTGGTTCTACTATCGAAAATGGTGGAATTTCAGTAAAACCTAATGTAAAATTCAAAGAGATAATCAAAAAGGTTGCAACAAGCGGTCTTATTGCTAATGCTTCTTGTGATTTTGCTGATACAGGTTCAGTTACATTAACAGAAAGAATCCTTCAACCAGAAGAGTTCCAAGTTAATGTTGAACTATGTAAAAAAGACTTCCGTTCAGATTGGGAAGCTGTACAAATGGGATATTCTACATTTGACAAATTACCTCCAAAATTTAGTGATTTCTTAATTTCTCACGTTGCTGCTAAAGTTGCTGAGAAAACTGAGCAAAACATTTGGAGTGGTGTTAATGCTAATGCTGGTGAATTTGATGGATTCTCTACTTTATTAGCTGCTGATTCTGATGTTATAGATGTAACTGGTTCTGCAATTACTTCTGCTAACGTAATCTCTGAATTAGGTTCTATAGTAGATGCAATTCCTTCTTCTTTATACGGACAAGAAGATATGTATGTATATGTATCACAAAACATTGCTAGAGCTTATGTAAGAGCTTTAGGTGGATTTGGAGCTTCTGGATTAGGTGCTGCTGGTACAAACTCTCAAGGAACTCAATGGTGGAACAATGGTTCATTAAGCTTCGATGGTGTAAAACTATTTGTTGCAAATGGTCTTGCTGACGATACTGCTGTTGCTGCTGAAAAATCTAACCTATACTTTGGAACAGGTCTTTTATCTGACCACAACGAAGTAAAAGTTATCGATATGGGTGACTTAGATGGTTCTCAAAATGTAAGAGTAATCATGAGATTTACAAGTGGAGTACAATACGGAATCGGAGGAGATATCGTATACAGAGTAAATTCTTAATAATAATTAAATAAAGGGTGGGCTTAACCACTCACCCTTTTAATACTAACTTTAAAAAACTAATAATATGTCTTGTAATTTAACGCTATATAGAACAGAACCCTGCAAGGATAGTGTTGGTGGATTAGATAAAGTTTACTTTGTTAATTATAGTTCTTCTTTGTATTCAACAATTACTTTTGATACAACGAATACAGATGCCATAGAGTCCATTACTGGAACTCCATCTGCATACGAATATGACATTAAAGGAACTTCTTCTTTTACACAAAATATCCAAGCGAGTAGAGAAAATGGAACTACTGCTTTCGAGCAAGTTTTAGAGTTGACTCTACACAAACTAACTATAGCAGACCACAAAGAGTTAAAACTCTTGTCTTTCAATAGACCTCACGTTATCATAAAAGATAACAACGGAAACTACTTCCTAGCTGGAATAGAGCATGGAATGGATGTTTCAGGAGGAACTATTGTTACAGGTGGAGCTATGGGAGATTTAAGTGGATACACTTTAACTTTAACAGGAATGGAAAAAGCTCCAGCTAATTTTATGGAGTCTGACCCTGCATCTGTTGGATTTACTGTAGTAGATTCTTAAACATAGTAAGTTCTTAAACATAGAAGATATAAAGCCCCTTAATTGGGGCTTTTTCTATATAAAACAAAATCGACACTTTTCAGTTATCTTATTATGATAAGATTACTTCCAAGCACGGCTTCACAAACAATTGAGATAATTCCTAGAAGTTATTCACCCCTATCAAGCCTTGGTTCATATATTGTAAACCTTACTATAACAGAAGATGGAACAAACAAAAGTGAAAGATTAACTAGCCTTCCTGCTTCAGTTACAAATAACGAAAATTTTGTATCTGTAACATTAGTTTCTGCTGCATTAGCTACGTTTTTAAAAGAAGGAAGTTCTTATTATTTAGAGTTTGACAAAACAGGTGCTTTATGGTATAGAGATAAAGCTTATGCAACTGCTCAAACAGACAATGAAGAAATACATACATTAAATACAAACGAATACGACCAATATGGTGAAGGGTCTGAAGACGAATATATAGTAATATAATATGGAAAATAAAAATATTAGAGTAGTTAATCTTTCTGGATATGAAATACCAGAGATAAAAGAAGTTTACGGAAAAGACTGGATTCAATATGGAGATTGCAATGATTATTTTGATGAACTTATAGATAAATACTTAGGAAGTCCAACTAATGCTAGATGTATAAATGGTATAGTTGATATGATATACGGAAGAGGTTTAGAAGCTACAGATAGCGAAGTTAAGCCTGAGATGTATACTAAAATGAAAATGTTATTAAAGCCTAAGGATTTAAGAAGGGTTGTTAATGATTACAAAATGCTTGGTCAGTCTGCTGTTCAAGTAATATATAATAAACAAAAAACTTCTATAATTAAGGTTTTACATTTTCCTATGGAAACTTTAAGGGCTGAGAAAGCTAAAAAGGGTCAAATAGAAGCTTATTACTATCACCCTAAATGGTCAGAAATGGCTCCTAGTGATAAACCTAAAAGAATACCTTCTTTTGGTAATGGTTCAAAGAGAGAAGTTATAGAAATATATGTATTTAAGCCTTATAGGTCAGGATTCTATTACTATTCTCCAGTAGACTACCAATCTTGCTTACAATATGCTGAATTAGAAGAGGAAGTAAGTAATTATCATATAAATAACATTAAAAATGGTTTACAACCATCTTTATTAGTTAATTTTAATAATGGTGTACCAAATGAAGAAACTCAAGAGTTAATTGAGCATAAAATATATGATAAGTTTAGTGGTTCTTCAAATGCAGGTAAATTTATACTTACTTTTAATGAATCAGCAGAAACTCAAGCAGATTTACAGCCTATTCATCTTCCAGATGCTCATGCTCAATATCAGTTCTTAGCTGATGAGAGTAGAGAAAAAATAATGCTTGGTCATGGTATTGTTTCTCCTATATTATTAGGTATAAAGGATAATACTGGGTTTGGTAACAATGCAGAAGAGCTTAGAACAGCTTCTATTCTTATGGATAACATTGTTATTAGACCTTTTCAGCAAGGAATCATTGAAGGGTTAAACGAAATACTTTCTTTCAATAAAATATACCTTAATCTATACTTTGTAACGCTACAACCAATAGAGTTTACAGAGTTAGATAATATTTCTACTAAAGTTAAGAGAGAAGAGGAAACTGGAGAGAAATTAAGCTCACAAGAAGAGTTAGACTTATCAGATGATGGTGCAGAAGACCTGTATACGCAATTAGAGAGCCTAGGAGAGGTTATCTCTAGTGAATGGGAGCTTATACATAGCGAAGCTGTAAACGATAAGAATGAGGACTTTGATTTAACTAAATTAAGCGTTTCTGAAGATGACGCTAGTCCTAATAAGCGTTCTGGACAAGATAATTCAGGATATAAAGTAAGATATGCTTATTCTCCTGTAAGAAACTCTGATAAAAGCAGAGTATTTTGTAAGAAGATGGAGGTATTAACATCTAAAGATTTAGTATTTAGAAAAGAAGATATTACTTTAATGTCTTTTAAAGGTTTAAATAGTGAATTAGGACACGATAAAAAGAAATATAAT